AGTCTTTTCATTTTTTTGGATTGCAATCCAGATCAGAGCTGCTGCCCTGGCATCAGAAAGCGCCTCATGATGATCCAACTCAATGCCAAGGTGCTCTGCTACTGTTGGCAATTTATGATTGGGGAGATTTTTATAATTTTTTCTGGCCAGGGACAAAGTTGAGATCTGCAGATCATCATCCTCCCTAAAACATTTATAAAGTGATGTGTGGATCTCCTCTTTTCTAAAGTGTGCCTCAATCCATCTAAAGTCCAGTTTGCCTGTTGCATGATAAACCATAGGCAATGGAAAGTGAGACTCAAGAGGCTTGAGCCAATTGAGGAGACCAATGCAAGAGTCAATTGCTTTTGGAAAGCCTTTGGCCTTCCAAAAAGAGATCCCATGGATCTCCTCAGCTTTCTTTGTCCAATATTTTGGTGATCTTGGTGCAGCATAAAAGATGGCCTCTCTGCCAAGAGTGAGGTCCTCCAAAATTTCAACAAAGGCCATGACAATAAGATCACCACCAACTTTGTCCCAGGCCGTGCACTCCATGTCTGCTGAGATTGCAATCACTCTGCTCATTGTTTTCTCCTGGCCGATCTTAAAAAGGACCTCAGTGTCATTGTATTTTTTCTTTGCTTTCTTTTAAAGGTGCCAGTAGGGACATCATCAATAAAATAATGATCAGGCATTGAGCAAGTCATCAGCATTTTTGTCTGCTGCTCACTCAAAAAGCGCTCCCAGATTGACTCATCTCTTTTTGGTGGATCTATAAATTGAGGCTCAGGTCTTGAGAAAGCCAGCGGCCTGTCCTCATAACTAAAGACTGAGCCTTGATCCATGTGCTTTGAAGGTGTGCAGATACTGACAAAAAGAGCTGCCTGCTTTTGATTGAGTTTTGCTTTTATTTTCTCAATCATAGTTGGATGCGCCAAAAATCTTTTTGCGTGATCATACTCATCCATAATGGCAGCCATTTTTTTGATGTCCATTATTTTACTCCTGGCATTTGTCTGACAAGATGTGCGATCACATCAACAGTCATGGCCTTGCCCATTAATCTATAGGCTGCAGTGTTGCTCACACCGTAGGTCCAGAGATCTGGAAAGGTCTGCAAGCGCTCGGCCTCAATTGGAAAGAGCTTTCTCCACTCACCTGGCTTTAATGTATTGATGAGGAGATCTTTTTTTTCAAAAACTCTCTGAGGCTTGTGCTTGATTTTTTTCTTTGAGAAAAAATTGACTGACTCTGATCCATTGATTGAGCCAGTGAGACAATTGGCTTTGGTGTCGGATCTCAATCTCTCATCCATATAGGAGAGATGAGTCTTTGTCTCTGGCCTGAAAGATTTTGACCATGCATAACTATACTTAAAGGGACAGCGCAACTTGATGTCAGCCAAAGAGATCTCAAGATCTGGTGGTTGAGTGCACTCCCATGATGTCCAATAGTATCTGTCACGGTTTTGAGCAGAGACCAATGATGAGTTGATCCTGATTGGCTCAACTCCCAAAAGTCTGGAGATCTCATCCCTGGCCGCATTGCTCATGCTGGCAACATTTTCCAACAAAAAGTGCTTTGGTTGAGTCCTGTCCAGTTGTCTGAGCCAATTATAAAAGAGCTTGGACTCATTCCCTTTGAGATGCTCTCTCTGATCTCCATTTTTGCTGCCTGCATTTCGGATGATTGACAGATTGGTGCAAGGTGATCCTGCAATTGAGAGGTCATGACCTTTGCCCAATTTTTTCCAGGATCTAAATTTTCCAATGTCACCATGATTGGGGATGCCATCTCCAAAATTTTTCTCTCTTATAAAGTTGGCATCAGGGCAGATCTCAAACTCACCAAGCACTCTGACAGTGCCACCGCCATTGAGTGCCCTGGCAACACCAAGCACACCACCACCAGCACCAGCAAAAGAGTCAATGATTGTCAGCTCACTCATGAGATCACCTCAATCAAAGGAGAAAAATCCTTGTCTCTTAATATGCAGACACCATGGCAAGTGCAGTGACTTGCTCTGCACTCCTCAAGTCCAAAAAACCTGGACCAAATAAAGGGCCAGCGCTTGATGTAAATTTTGAGCACACCTTTCCTGCTGTTAAATTTATAAACCATGTCAGGGAGTCCCCTGGTGATTTTGAAAAGTTTATCTCTTGGAACCCATTGCCCAATTGGATCTTTGATCCTGTGAATTTTCAACCAAGGTGATTTCATTGATCACTCCTTTCTGTCATTGCATCCTGACAAAAGTCTTTGGTGCATCTCCAAAGAGAAAGATTGAGATCCTTATTGCCTCTTGAGACTTCGATCTGAGCAAGGGAGTGCATTTGGATCAACTCACTCTCTGAGATCACCTGGCCCTGGGCCTTTAAAGTCATTGCCAGCTTTTCATTTTTAATCTCATCAAGTCTGACTATTGCAAAAGTCATGAGTGGACCTCCCCTTGGATCAAGTTTTTTTCTTTGTTTAATTCATAGTGATAAAAATAGTGGATTGCCCTGGCTGCACTCATCTCAAAAGTGAGATCTGATGCAAGGATTGATGTGCCAGAAAAAATCTCTCTCCCCTCATATATATCAAAGTGCATGTTGGTGGTGATCCAAAGTCCCCTGATCTTGTCCCAAAAATGATGGAAAGAGAAAGGCAAGCGCTCAATTGCATTGAGGACAAAGTGAGCCTCCAATGGTGTCATCAAGTTTTTGCTTTGGAGGATCTGTCTGATTGACTCACCCAGGATCTCTGGATCTCTTGAGAGTGGATCAATTTTTCTCCTGCTTTTTTTTGCCATCCTTGTGCCCCTTATAAAAAAAGAGGAGAGAGCTGCCAACTCCCCTCAGTGTGTGTGTGTGTGTGTGCTACTTTGCCCCCAAAGTGCTCATGCAGCTTTTTTGTCCCCTAAAAATTTACGGCAATAAACTAAAGGAAAATATCACTCACCAAGACCTTTGGTCTTGAGTTGCAAAATTGTGTCTGACCATTTCCATGGGATGTGGCCATCTCTGATCCATTTTTTGACTAGATTGCTGTCATTGAGCTTGATTTTGGCAGCCACTTTGACATGGCCGTGCTTGGACACCAGTGCCTTGAGAGTCACCAGTCCCCTTGTGTTGATTGTTGTCATGAGTCCCCTTGTGTGTGTGCGATTGTGACAACGCTGTGAATTTTTTTTAAAACTTTTTTAAAAATCTTTTTTTAATTTTTAATCAAACCAAGTGACCTTGTCCATTTATTTTTTGCACCATTTTCTTTTTTTCAATATTATTTTTTTGATGCAATTGGTTGATAAAAAAGAGGAGCCTCAGATTGGCTTGTGAGAGCTTTGATTGATTGGAGCAAGGTCTTTGCATGGACCTGGATCTCCAAATTGATCTGGAGGCTTTTGAGATCCTCTCAATCATTTGGCAAAAGGAGTCTGATTGGCTTAAAATTTGGATTGATTCACACACACAATAAAAGGGGGCCATTGTGGCAAGGCAAAAGAAAGCAAAAAAGACGGTCAAAAAGAAAGTGGAGACACCAATCAATAATGATCAGGATCTCAATCCAGGCCAGGCCAATGATCCAGGACCAGGAGACACACCAAAGCCAGTGGTGTTGACTGGCATCCAATTGGAGATTGTTGATGAGGCAAAAAAGATTGCCACTGGCCAGGTCACTGGCTGCTATAAATTAACAACTCTTGCCAAAGAGTTGATTGCATTTGAAAGGCAGTTCCCTGCGGCCTATCCCCAAAGTTAAAAAAAGAAAAGAGATCCTAAAAAAGAAAGGCCCCTCAATTTAGAGGGGCCTCTTTTATTGTGCCAACTGATTAGGGGATAAAATCAGCAGCCACACTCAACTTGCTCCACATCAAGAGCTTGTCTGATTGGCTCCATGTCAACATCATCAACACCAATCCTCACATAAAGATCCAGGTCCTGGTCATTTTTTACATCAAGCAGATCCACATCATCTTTGGAAAGAAAGATCTTGAGTGATCCACACTTGGCCTCAACAACTTCAATCCCATGGGCCATGGCCCCTTTGAGTGTCTCTGTCACTGTTGGTGTGACTGCCACTGCAGCGATGGTGAGAGAATTTTCCACAATCTCCATTGCAGGCTGCTCTCTTGATCCATCATCAGTTGCAAAAGTCACTGCTGATGATCCTGATGAGATGTCTCCAACAACACCAGCGCCACTGTATTCATTGAGGGCATTGATGGCCGCTGCGATTGCTGCAGCAGTTGCGCCAAAAGCAATGGCTGCAGTTGTCTCATCTCCAATTTTTATTTTGAAAGATCCACCATCAGGGATTGATGGAAAGGTGATGGTCTGGATCTCATCAACACCAGCAGTCTTTGGTGCATACTTGGTGAGGCATCCACCATCATAATTGATTTTTAATCTGATGACAGAAAAGCCAGTCAGGTCTTTTGGTTTTTGATTGGTGTCTTGGACAATGATCTCAAAAGATTTTGCCCGACCTTTCACTGCTTTTATTTTTTGCATCAATTGCTCCTTGCTGTCAGTTGATCATCTTGCTGATTAGTTTTTGATTGGTCATCTTGTGTTGAGGTCTCTGCCTCATCATCTCTGATGTCTGCTTGAAAAGGGAGATCATCAATGAGATCCACTTTTGATTGGTCGGTCATAACTTTTGCCACAAGTGGACCAATGGTCACACCTGCAAGAGTTGTCTGCTGCTCTGCTGATCTTTCAATTGTCTGGATGACATTTGAAAACCTGCTTTTAAAAGATTGTGTGAAAGCTGCATCCTTGAAAACTTCCAAAGTGATTTTGATCTCAGACACATCAGGAAAGATCAAGGCATTGTTGGTGTATAAACCTTGGCCAACATAGGTCAAAGAGACTGGACTTGATCCCAAAAGGATGTCATCAGGATCTCTCAAGACTGCCCTCACAAAAAGATCAGACCGATCCAATGGGGCCTGATATTTTATGCGCATTTTATCACCTGGGAGTGGCATCAGGGGATCTCCTTTTCAATGACAAAGTCTCTGGTCTCTGCTGTTGGATGATCTGGGCAGTTGGCACTGTCATCAAGAGTCTCCTGATCAAGCCAGAAATAGTGCCAACCTTTGCCATCACCATTTTCTGCCTCACACACCAATCTCACTTTAAAAGTCATAGTGTCAGCCTCCTGACTTCAATTGCAGACCAAAAGATCTCTCCATTGGAGTTGCCGTTTTTCATTCCTTGGATCTCAATCACTGGCTCTGGCCCTGGTGGTGGTGTAAAAGTAACCTCTTTATAAGTTGGCGTGGTCTCTGTGAAATTAATTGGACCGGCCAGGACTTGTGCATTGGTCACATCATAAAGCTGCACATCAACTGATGAGTTGCCTGACTGCTCACATATTATTTGCCATAAATTGGTTGAGTTATTTGGCTCCTGATCCAGACTATTCATGTGACCAAGACAAAGTCTCTCAAAAAATTTTTTATTGAAATTAACACCTGAGCCAGTGCTGGTAAAAATAGTGTTGTGATCCTGAAAATACTCAGGATTGACAGTCCTCCAGTCATTGACACCAGCGCCAAACTTAAACCACATTAGCCCATCAGTCTTATTAAAATAATAAGAGGCAAAAGGCGCATCAGTCCCGACTGGTGAGCCGATCCCTGAAAAGATCCCAACACCAGTGACATCATCAAGGATGATGCCATTGGATGTCTCAAAAGCTTTGGTGTGGTCAAAGGTCATTTTTAGATCCCACCGGCCTCAACAAAGCCAATCCTTTTTGACCTGAAAGATGTGGCTGCACTTGCTGCCACTTTCAATTGCATTTTTTGAGCTGCACCAACTCCAATCAACTCCACTGTGATTGTGGTGCTGAATGCTGCCCCAATCAAGAGCTTGCCAAAGCTTGTGTCATCAACTGATGCAGCATCAGCTCCTGAGTGACCATTGTGTTGGCCATGGACAATGACTGATTTTCTCCTGGCAGGATTCGAGTCAAGACTTGCAGTGATCATCCACTTGCCTGAAAGAAAATCATCAACATCAAACTCATCAAGCACCACTGCACTTGTGACTGCATTTTGCAGCATTTGACCATCAAGCCTTTCAATCTCTGTCTCAATCTGTTGAAAGAGTGCCTTGGCGGTTGAGTTGTCAGTGAGCAGCCCACCTGTGAAAGTCCCAAAGTGTAAAGCTCCCTGGGCAATGCCAAGAGCAGTCAGGACAGCATCATTGTTGCCATCTAATTTTTCAAGCACTGACTCAAGCACCTCACTGGCTGCTGGATCTCCAGCCCCTGGTGTGTAGGATGCAGAAAGATTGATCCCTGTTGCAATTGCAAAATTAAAGTCAGCAAGCTTGATGACATTGGTGCCATTATATAAAGCGATGATCTGCTTTTCTTGAGCGTCTGGTGAGTCTGGTAAAAAGTTTCTAATGATCATCATGTCATTGTCTGCAAGAGCATTATGATCTGGAGGTGTAGGATCAACAACAGTGATGTTGGGGAAAGCCACCACTGAGACTCTCATGATCTTTGGTGTGCCACCAATCCCAAAAACAATATACTCATCAACTGCAAAGTCATTGGCATCAATCAAAGGGACATCATCATCACCAAAAGGAGTGGTGGTCAGATCAAGCACTCCACCTGATGCTGGTGCAACATCTCCAGTCCCAACTCTGATGATCTCAGCTCTCCATGAGAGGCTTGTGATGTCATTAGCATTGGCCATCTTGATCCACTTGTCAGTGCCAGTGCCTGCAGTTTTTTTGATGTGGAGAGATCCATCAGTCCTTTGATATGTTGAGCCTTGAGGCGCATTGTCAGTCTCAGTGGTGCCACCTGGGAGGCCAGCACCAAAAAGGAGCTGCACACCAGTGTCAGTGTTTTCTCCCTGGATCTCAATCCCTTTCTCAATTGCAAAAAATTCTCTGCTCATTTTTTTCTCCTATGTTTCACCAAGAGTGGCAAAGGCCAGCTCAAGACTTATTGAAAATGATTCATTGTTGGTGATGGAAAGATCCAAATTGCCTGACACCTCAGCAGGATCAATTGCAATGTTGAGCTTTCCAAGCTTTCCAAATAAATTAAAGCGCAGGCCTGAGTCTTTGATGACTGCAAGTTGAGCTGTCTTTGTTTTTTGTTGGGACTCATTAAAAAAGGTCAGGATGTAATTGACTGACCTGAATTGAGCAACAGAGATCTGGTGGACAACTTTTGTCTGACCAGCATTGATGACATTGTCATCTTTAAACCAAACAGGAGTAAAAGCGCCCTGGCTCATTCCTTTTCTCCAGTGACTTTTTTTCTGACCTTTTCAAAAAAGTCAGCTAGGTCAATATAGTCCAGGGAGTCATAGCCAACAACATCATCACAATAGGTGACATCTTGCTCTGACTCCTGGCCAACAGATCCCAAATATTCTTTTGAGTGACGGTAAAATCTGACATGGCAGCCAGACTCATCCTCATTGATATAACGGCGGCCACTGGAGTCATAGTCCAGGACCAGTCTGAGATTTTTCTGCTCAAGATCTCTGATCTTTGAAAAATTGCAGGATATGCTAAGGCAACTTATTAAAAGTATCTTGATGATCTGCTTTAGTTTTTGCATTTTTGTGTGCCTCCCCTTTTTTCTTTGACTCTTTTTTTCTCTTTCTTTCAGTATTCCATTTTTTTGCAATTTTAAAGAGGGCCTTGCTGCCATCCACAATCAGCGGCCTGATCACATAAACCATCAGCGCCTCAATTATTTTTGCCCACACAATGCCCTCCTTTTTTATTTTTTTAGTTTATCCCTCTTGACCATCAATCTTGTCCACAAGACTGGCCAGGCCTTCACGGGCCTTGCCTTCAACTGCTGCCCAGACCATGTCATCATATTTATTTGATGTCTGCTCAACAACTAGACCAACAACATCAAGAGCAAGCTCTGCGAGATCACCAGCAGCATCCTCTGCTGCATCCAGGCCACGGCTCTTTGCCATCTCCAGGACTTTCTTTTTAAATTCTTCTTTTTTTTCTGCATCAGGCATGTTGCCCCCCATTGTTTTTGGATCTGGTCATCAGATCACTTTTTAAAATTGAAAAATATTCCAAGCAATGCCAAAGCAAGTGCCTGGACTGTCCCAAAGATCCGGCCCATCCACTTTTGATTGGTGCAGATTGTCTGGATCTTGACTTTGTTTTTTGTGGAGAGATTCTCATTGGCCTTGATGTCAGTCCTCACATCTTTGACCTGGGACTTGATGACAGCAACATCCTCTTGGATGAGGACCACTGCCCCCATTGTTGTCTTGATGTCAGACAAGCTCTCTCTCATGTGAGAAAAATGCTCTTTCATTTCGGCCCTGCTTACTGGATCTGTCATCACCCTCTCCTTTTTTACTCTCTTAAAAGATACCTCAGCACTTTTCTCAACTCTGCACTTGAGAGATCCTCACCAGCTTTTAATTTGGCCATGATTGCACCTCTCACTTGAGATCTCCTGGTGTCCCTGGCCGCTTTTTTTGTGGCCTGGGATGCGAGTCTTGCAGATCTTTTTGATTGGTCGATCACTGAGATCTTTTTTCCAGTTGGCTTGTCAGGCACACTGACAATCTTGGTGCAATAAACCTCTTGAGGATCAGTGTCCAATCTGATGATTGAGTGCTCAAGTGGATCTGCACAATCTTTGGCCTTGTGAGCTGTCTCACAAGTTGACTCTGTGATCACTGTGCCACTTGCATTGGTCACACTCACTGGAGTGCCTGAGCAAGTCTCTGCCTCACTTTTTGAGTGAGAGGCATTGTCAAAATCAGGAGTCATCTCATCAGCAAGCACACCATCCCTGTGATCATAACGGCCAACAGATCTGATGCAGGTCTTTCCTGGATTGTGTTGCTGACATTTTTTTTCTGTCCTCATTACTTTGAAAGAGCCATCACCACTTTTGCCATGGTCCTCTTGAGGCAGCCATGAGTCTGCTTGGCAAAGTATTGGAAAGATAAAAAGTAAAATTTTAATTTTTTTCATTATTTTCTCCCTGCACAAAAGATGTAAAAATCACGATCGAGAAAAGCTGCGTTATTTTCACATTTGACATAAATTTTTGAAGTTGTTGGGAGTCCCCCTTGCAAAGTGCATTGCTGTGTTGAGGCCCCATTTCTGATTGAGACCTGGCACTCAGGCTCTTTGTTAAAAACTCCCACCTTTGGATCAATCTCAACTTGTCCAAGAGCTGTCCTGGAGACTGAGTCAATCCACTCATTGCCTGTCACAATGGCCGCTGTGCCATTATTTGTGATGATTGCTGAGTTGACTTTAAGGCCACTTCTTAAAGAAGTGTCAACCATGTCAATGATCTGAGGTCTTGAGACATTGTGTGAGACAAGCTCAACAGTGATGTTGGCCACTGGAGATCCGGTGCCAGTCATATAAATTGCCACCTCAGCAGAGTTGCCCTCTGAATAACCTCTAATAACTTTCTCACCTATAGTTGAAAAATCAAAATGAGAGCAATGTCTTTGAAGTCCAACACCAGCAGCCGAGTTGCCTCCACCTATCCTTGAACCCTCTTGCAAAGATGTTTGAGAGCCATCAAGTGTCTCTTTCCAAAAAAAGTGAGATGTGCCACCAACTCCAGCAACATAACTGCCACACACTTTATATCTCCCAACAACAGGAGCATTAAAAACAATACCGAGCTGCTCACTGCCAACAGAGCAAGTGGTGCCTGTGCTGAGATTAGTTGTTGAGCAAGGGATCTTGGCAGATCCATGTCTGACATTGCTGATTGATAAGGATGCATTTTCCAGAGGGACTGGGCCGCCACTGGTGAGAGTGATGTTGGCACCACTGATGTCAACATCAACAAAAAAGTTGGCCTGCTCTGGTGTGTAAGTATCTTGCACCTCTCCAGAAAGTTTGTAAATTTTTATTGATAACTCTCCCCCTCCAGTGAAAGCATCACTCAATTTTAAAAAGACTGAGGTGCCAGTCTGTGACTGACCTTGCATCTCAAAGGTCCTGTCAGCAACTGATGGATTGTCAAACTCTGTTGAGATGACAAAAGGTATAAGGGCAGTTGCTGTAAATTCGTGAGACTTCCAAGAGTCTTTGACAAAGTCTGTTGCTGTTGAATTTTCCACCAAAGATAACTCAACCACTGAGTTGTTGTTTTGGGCCGTGATCCCTCTGACTTCAATTGCATATTTTCCAACAGGCATGTTGGTCAACTTAAAAGTTGGGAGGTCATCATCAGTGACATCAAAGACAAGGCCCTTTGACTCAAGTCTTGGAGAGAGGGCAGGGCAATCTGCATCGACTGGAAAGTCTGCAATTGTCAAATTGCCTTTTGACCACTCACAATTTGTTGTTGGTGTATAAAAACCCTCAGCCACAAGCTCTCTGCCCTGGCCAGCGGCTCCCATGTTTTTATTTGATCCTAAATACATTGAGTCAAGATCAATTGGAGGTGCATCACCTGATGCCTTAAACTCCATTTTCATTTTTTCAGCACAAGGGAAAGCAAGAGTTGGCTGCTTTGTCCAGGCCGTTGATGTGGCCACTGTTGCTGATGCAATTACTGTTGTTGAGCTTGCATCATAAATATTGACAACAATGTCACCACTTGATCCCTTATAATTAAAATCGGCCATGCATCCAAAGCGATCTAAGACAGCATTATTTTTTTCTCTCAAGTCAAAAGTGTCTGAGGTCAGAGTGTCATTGTTGGCCGCTGCATCCCACCTGGCCGACTTGTCACCTGCTGCAATTTCAGTTGATGTTGCCACCTCCACAAGAGATCCAGATCCAGCATTGGTCCAATTGGAAAGACCATCCTCAAAGCCTGGATTGACAAGAGCATTGACACCGCCTGCAGTGCCTCCCTCTCCTGATCCAAATTTTTTCTCAACAATTCCATCTTTGGAGTGGAACCAATCACCATTGTTGGCTTTTTTTACATAGCCGCCATCACGGTGCTTGAAAAGAAAGTCAGCAGATCCTGATCTCTTTCCAATGTTGACTGTGTCTGATTGGAGATTGGCAGCAAAAGTGGTGCCTCCCAAAAAGACAAAAAACAAAAGCAAAATCATTTTTAAAAACTTCATTTTTTTCTCCCCTTATTGTCTAATTTCAAAAATTTGAGTCATGGATAAAAGTCCCACATAGGATGCACCTGTCAGATCATCAGTGGTGGCCTCCAATTGGGCAGCATCAGTGTCTGCATTGTCGATTGAAAAGGCAACTCCTGAATTGTCCAGGACTGAGAAAGCCTCTTGCAGCCATTGATCATTTTTAGAGTCATAGGTCATAAATAGGACACCACACTCATTGACATTTTGTGTTGCTGACTTTCTCTCAATTGAATAAAAAGCAACTTTGGCAACACTGGTGCTCTTGTCCATTGTCATCCCAATCACATCAGCATTGGCCGTATTGTTGGCCAGGACATGAGTGAGAGTTGTCTTTCTGCCTCCCCTTAAAAAATATTCAAGGATGGAAAGATTGAGTTGGTTTTGAGATGCCTTGACCAAAGAGATCCCTGTCTCCTCAATAACGTGTGCAATCTCCTCTTGGACTTCATTGAGCCAAGCATCACTGACCACTGTTGCTGGTATTGATGCCCCTGGATCTCCCTCGGTAAAAAGATTTCCAGGAGCAAAGCCTGCGCTGTCGATTCTAAACATTATAAAACTCCTTTATTAAATCCCACCAAAGGAAAATATCACTATAGTGTGTGCTGGTTTATGTTTATTGAAAAGGCACTCAAGAGTTGGATTGGAATAAAATCTCAAAGGATCACCTGCCCTGCCATCTCCTGCCCTGAATATTTTTGACTCTGTTGCTGGTAACTCCACAATAAAAGTGAAAATCCAATCACCATTGGTCAAGCGATCACCTGCCCTGGCCCGGCCTGCCTGAAAAGGAGGCTGATCCTGGACATCAATGATGTTGGTGTCAAAGCCAAAATTTTCAGCAAGTCTTTTATAAAAATCTGGATATTGGCCGCCTTGAGTAGTCAGGACCTGGACCAATCTGTCTCTCCTCTCCTGGATGGTGAGACTTGCAGGATCTTGCTCACACTCATCAGGCAATGCAAGCAGCCTCTCCCAATCAGGCAACATCTCTGATGTTGTCCTGGGATCTGACTCCTCAACTAATTGGAGAGATCTCTCCTCAACTCTGCAGGCCTCATTGCCAAGAGAGTCCAGGAGCTTTCTGAGATCTGAGGTCTGATCCTCAATTGCCTCCCAGGCCTTTCCTTTTGGAAAGAGCTGCCTCAAAAGGCGTTGATATTTTTTGAGTCTTACAGTGCTGACCATGTCACATCACTTGCTTTGAAAGTTGCCAACTCTCCTGTTGCTGGGACCACATCAGCAGGGGCAACTGCATCAATTGTGTTGATCAAAAAATCCTCAATGCCAGTGGCAACACCAATGGCAGTCCTTATCTTTGAAAGTTTTATTTTTCCATCATGTGTCTCTGCTGCATTTTTAAAAGCGCCGGCCAGGGCAGCATCAACTTTGAAAAGGTCGGCCAGCTCTGCAGCAATAGCTGCTTGGACAGTGGTGTTGTTGGGAGTGATTGAGATGTCAAAAAGAGTTGCGGCCTCAGTTGGTGCAAAGACAGAAAGATCAGCAGTCACTGGCTTTCTGCTTGGACTCTCAATGTAGTCAGTGACCTCAGTGATTTTTGCTGCATCAGGTATGATTGAGACTGGATCATCATCCTCAACAAAAGAGACACCAACAGTGCCTGCACCAAGGTGATTGGGCAAGACCCATGACCTTGTGACTCCTGGGACTTCTTTTGCCCAAACAATGTAGTCATTGGCAGATCCACCAAGTGGAGGCAATTGGATGCGAGTGATCAACCTGGATCTCAAGCTTGCATCACTCTCAGTGTCCTCAGCCTCAACAACAACTGCAGAGACTGTTGCATCACCATCCACATTGGCAATTGGAGAGATCAAAGAGATCACATCAGCAACTGCCATGTTGGGATTGTCACCTGCATCTTGTGCAATAACTTTCCCGACTATTGAAAGGCCAACAGGGATTGTGACCTCAGTGTCCAAAGCATATTGGACACCATCTCCTCTCTGATACAAGGTGCCTGCTGGGACAACACCTCCACTGTTGCCAGTGATGGTGACATCAAGCTCTGCAAAAGTTGCCTCATTTCGAGTGATCCCCCAAATAGATGCAATCCTTTCCAAAAATTCAAGCTCTGCAGTGTCTGCAAAAATTTGATCAGCAATAAAGTCCAAGTGTCCATGGAGCAAGTGAGACAATCCTGCAAGTGCTCTTGAGATCACACCAACAAAGGAGCGCCTCAATACTGTTGTAATGCCAAGGCCACCTTTGATGTCAGTCTTGACTCTCTCAATTAGTGTTGGCAAGTCTGGTCTTGTAAAGGCCATTTATAATCTCCTCAACTCTTGAGCATCCCAATTGGACAAAAAGCGTGATGTGTTGCCTGCAGGTTTTGAGATCTCAATCTCTGCAATCAGTTGTCCTGCATCATCATAGGATGAGACAACAGTCACACTGTCAGCAACACCATCCTCAATCATCCAATCAAGGGCCTCTCTGTGCAACTCATTGGCACGGTTTAAAGTTTCTTGTGTCCTTTTTTCTTTTGTGATCAACCAAAGTCTTGATCCAATTTGGTCCTGGTCAATCTCTGGGACCATGTCTCCCCACCAACCTCTTTTGCAAGATTGGCCAATTGGGAGATCATCCTCACCAACTCTTTTGTCAGTAAAAAGAGAGATGGCAACTGATGTCTCAAGTCCTGCATCAGTTTCGAGATCTCCACTTTTGACATTGATGTCAAAGCAGGTCTCTTTTAAAAATAAAGCTATGTCATTGCTCATGTGATTGTGCTGTCAACTCCTGTCCCTGGTAATGTTGTGGCACCTGATTGGGCATTGGGGATGCTCACGGTGGTGGTGATGTCCATGTTGTCTTTGATCTCATCAATGATCTCACTTGCAATTGCTTTCCAGAAAGTCCTCAAAGTTGTCTCCTCACTTGCACTTGGTGCAATGGGATTGATGGCCAGGATTGTGTCAACAATTGCATCACCTAATCTGTCTTTATCCATTGCCATCTTTTAACTATTCCTTAAAGAGATCAAAATCATCTTTGGTCAATTGCATTGGGACTTTGTCTGCAGTGATCCATGATTGGGGGCCAAGAGCAGTCAAGATCCTCCCATCAATTACTTTTTGCTTAAAGTCTGATGATCTTTCAATCATGTCTTTGCCTGCAGTGTTTTTGACTGTGAGTGTCTCAAGGAAAATCTTGATTTTTGTCCCCTCAATCCAGATATATGTCCCACTTTCATTATACAAGGCAGTGTCACCTTGGAGCAAGGCCTTTAGTCTGCTGTCACGGTGCTCTGATGCTATGATCACACCATGATCTCTGTTGCCCCCCATTGAGAGCATGATGCACTCAGATCCATTTGGAGCGCTTGAGACAAAGCCATAGGAGTGAAAGACCTCAACCAAGTCTTTTGACTCACCTGCCAAAAGATTGACAGAGGCTTGCTGCAGCTCAGTGCTGTCATTGACAGCAGTCAGGATTGCTCTCCCAATCATCAATTGCACACTCCTTTTGAGAGGTGCCAACAATTTTCTGAGTGCCTTTTCTAATTGGTCAAGATTCATTTTGTGATCCCCAATTTTTGCAAGAGATCATCTTTTTTCTTTGTTGTTTTTTTAAACTCAAGAGAGTCTTTTCTGATCAGCTCAATGTCAGTCTTTCTGCCTGCAGTTGTCTTGGTATATTTTACCGATTGCACCAGCATTTGAGACTTGATCCCAACTGATGGTGACTCAACCTGGACCAATTGATTTATTGCCCAAAGAGATCCATCCTCTTGCCGCCAACCTTTCACTGAGATTGTGACCTTGAGACCTTTTGCAACTCTGAGACCTGCCTCAAATTCAGCACGTTTTTGAGCACCATCATTGTTGACTGCATTTTCTGCCAGGACAATGTTGGGCCTAAAGCGAGTGATGCCCTCATCAGTTGCCTCACCAAGAGAGGCATTGGTGTCAGTTGGTGATCCTAAAATCCCAGCCTGCTGACCTTTGACTTTATAAACTGAAAATCTTTCAGTGTTGTCAAAAGTTGCACCAATTGAAAGGATATTCACTCCCTCTTTTAATTCAGAGGCAGCTCTCTTGACTCCTCTTTTTTCAATCAAAAGATTGCCATGAGTTGATGATAAAAGGATGAGTTGCCTTTCTTTGGCGGCCCTGTTGAGCGCCTCAAAAACTGTCTCACCTTGCTTGATTGTAAATTTGGAAAATTTTTCTCCCACTGAAAGTGCAGAGTCTTTGATCACCTTGAGACCAAAAGGCTTGAGCATCTCTTTGGCCAGGCCTTCAAAGTCTAAATTGTTAAACTCACTTGCACCATCATGAGAGCAGTCCACAAGATCTGATGTCCTGTCTCTGCCAGTGATCGTCAAGTTGCGAGATCCTGAGATGAGATTGGCAGTGAAGGTGTCAACATAACCCTCAAAGAGTGCAATCTTTCCAAGGTGGCAATGGATGCGATCCCCTGGGAGGATCTCAAAGTCTTGAGCCTCAATGGACCACTTGTCCAGGACTGAGATCTCAAAGGTGCCAGTGAGACTCATTAAGTTGCGGCTCAAATTTACATTTTTAAAACCTTCAAAGACTTTGTTATTGACATAAAAAGTCACTGCATCCTCAATGAGAGTGCCACGGTCAAAAGGTATTGATGATCTGTGCTTGATCTTTGGGGAGTCAAGGTCAGCCATCTAAGACCTCCAAAGACTTTCCTGATGGTATAAAGGCAGGATGTCTGATCCCATTTCGGTCAATGATGTCTTGCTCATTGTCCAATGACTCAAAAAGATCATAGGTCAAAAGCAAAGTTGGCTCTGATGCCACAATCTCAATTGTTTTTATATTTGGGAGATCCAGATCCACATCAGGGAGAGCATCAACTAAATTGGCATTGATGTCAGCAAGATTTTGAAAGACCTCAGTCCCATCATCCAAAGTGAGCTGCTCCTCAAGCTGATTGGTGATCTCAATCCTGGCCGCCTCAGCATCTTGGAAAGAGACATAGGTCCCATTGGCAGCAGAGCCTGCAGCCTTTGCTGCTGCAATCCTGCGCATAAAATTATTGAGCGCATCTTGATTTTGTTTTTCCTGGACTCTTGTGGGAGTGTCACCACTGACATCCTCATCACCAAAGCCAAAGAAAGTTGCAAGAGCATTGGCCTGGTCCTCAGCTTTTGTGAAAGCACCTTGCAAAAAATTAAAGGAGTCTTGCAGCCGAGCAGCCAATGCGCTGGGGGCCTGCATGAGATCATTGACCTCGGCCACAAGATTCCTGGTGGTAAAAGCAAGCTGATTTATATTGTCAGCAATGTCACCACCTAATTTTGATATTTTTTTAAACTGATCAGCAGCTTTGCCGATCCCTGATCTTGCACTATCCAATGCATTTTGAGGGAGGCCTGCCACTGAGAATTTTTTTTCAAAGTCAGCAACTGCACTTGCCTCAGCAGCGTCAATTGAACCAAGCAGGATTGCTCCCTTGTCATTGACTCCTTTTGGAAAGCGATTGTCCCCGGCCTCCAAAAACTTTGCAGAAAATTTTGCAATAAATCCTGAGAGATTGGACTCTTGGATTGTGACCGTCCCAACCTGGACAAAAACTGCACCATAATAAGGATGGATCAGCTCTCCTGGCCCCTCTTTTGTGAATATTTTTTCAAGCTCTTTTTTTTGTGTGAAATAGTCATCACCAAGGATGTGGCCCTCAAGCTCATAGGTCTCAGCAACTCGACCATTGTCATCAGTGAAAGGGAGATCTCTTTTTGGGATCTCATGTTGGACAGCACGGCGGCCCAAAGTTTTTGTTGATGTGTCAGTGAAAAATTTGACACCTCTGAAAGATCCTTGTCTCAGCTCATCTTTAAATCCCATCAGATCCCTCCTGCCATTTGGCCAGTGAGAGAGTCCAAGACATTGCCTTTGTCCTCAACACTCACATTGGTGCCCTTTGGAATATTTGAAAAGTTGACATCCAGGAGAGCTTTTTTGTCTCTGTTTTTTTTCTCCTCAGACTCTTTGACCACTGCTCTTGATCCAAGTGGATCACCAGAGGGGCCGCCAATTTTAAAGCCTTGAGCTTTCAGCTTGGCATCAGTGTCATCACCTCCAAAAAGCTTTCCAAGGAAAGGGATTTTTGAGGCAAGCTCACCTGCAAAAGAGATCATGTCTTTGATCTGCTCAAGTGGACTTGTAAAAAGGTCAGAGAAAAAAGCTTTGATTGGTGTCCAGGCATTAAAAATCATCACTGCTGCAGTCACCAGGAGCGCCACCAATGCCAACACTGGCAATGAGACTGCACCAACTGCTGCACCAATTGCTGCAAAGATTGGGGCCAAGGTGGCAAAGCCTGAAATTAAAAAAGGCAACATTGTGATCACTGTCCCCAATGCCAGGACTATTGGTCCAAGCACTGCGACAACACCAGCAATGATGAGTCCCCATTTCAACATTCCATTGGATGTGTCTGCAAGCTTTCTCAAAAATTCTGTGATTTTATTTATATTTTTTTCAATTATGTCTTTCAGTTTTACGCCACCAAATTCAACATCAAAGATGGCAATCTGAAAACCCTCAAAGGCTGACTTGAGATTGGTGATTGCTCCTGGCAATCCTTTCATCATTGTCTTGGCCATGTCTGCAGCAGCGCCTTTTGCTCCCTTCAATTCATTGGTGAGACTTTGGATTGAGTTGACACCATCTTTGCCAAGCTTATTGACAGAGTTGAGGAGCACATTGGCACCAGCAACTGCTCTCAAGCCAAAGATCTCATTGATGACTGCCAACTTGCCAGCTCCCTTGAGTCCTTTTGCTTGAAAAGATTTATTGAGATCACCAAGGATGTCAGTCATTGGTCTCAATTTTCCAGTGGCAAGATCTCTCATCTCAACACCAAGGCCGCCCATGATTGTCTTTATTCTTTTTGTTGGTGCAGACATTTTTAAAAACATATTTTTTAGAGTGGTGCCTGCTTTTGATCCCTGGATGCCTGAGTCACCAAGCTTTGCAATGAGTGCACTGGTCTCCTCAATTGTTGAGCCAGCAGCTTTTGCCACGGGGCCTGCGTCCTTCATTGCCTCAGCAAGTTGGATCATGTCAGTGTTGCCTCTTGCAGTTGCAAGGGCCAGGACATCAGCAACTTTGGCAGTGTCTTTGGCTTTAATATTAAAAGCGCCCATCACGTTTGATGCAATGTCTGCTGCAGTTGCAAGATCTGTTGATGATGCTGCTGCAAGAGATAAGACTGCTGGTGTTGCTGATAAAATTTCATTAGTTTTAAAGCCTGCTTGTGCGAGAAAAGCCTGGGCATCAGCAGTTTGAGATGCAGAAAATTGTGATTCTCGGCCCAGCCTTTTGGCTTGCTCAGTTAGTTTTTTAAGTGGCTTTCCAGTGGCCCCTGAAAGGGCCGCCACTTTATTCATTGATTTTTCAAAGTTGGCTGCAGTGTTGAGCGATAAAACACCAAGCGCCACAATGGGCGCTGTCAGGCCAAGGCTCATGCCTTTGCCAATGCCTTTCATTGCTCTCCCTGTTTTTGTGAGAGACTTTCTGAGAGACTTGGTTTTTTGTTTTAAAAGCTGAGTTGCAATTGCTGCCTTTTTAAAATTGGATGTCATTTTTGGGATCTTGTTTTTGACCTTGTCAATGACCTTGGACATGGAGTCAATGGCTTTGAGTCTCAATTTTCCTTGTGCTTCTTTAGCCATTTTTTTCCTGCTCCTTCAATCTATCAATCCAAAAAATTAAATCACTCTTTTTAAAATCCATCAGCTCAGTTGGCTGAAAATGGAAAAACTTTGCAAGCGTCCCAATTGCATGGTCCCAATCAGAGGGCCATCCTAATTGAATGACGAAAAATACTCCACCGCCCTGTTGGTGTCTGGCATGGAAAGCTCATCAATGATTGATGTTGGCTCTTGTGCCAGCTTTTCAACAATGATCAGGATCTCATCCATGTCAGGCTCACCTGAGAGGCCCCTGAGATGTTTTGCTTTTGGCTCATCCAGGAGCAACTCACTGACCTCTCTGTCTCCATGCTTGAAAGGTTTTTGAAGTGGCAAGCACCACTTGCCATCTTTTTTCTCAAGCTCATCCAGGATGGTCTTTTCTTTTTTTTCGGTTTTTGTTTTTGTTTTCTTTGACATAGTTGCCCCCAACTAAAAGAGGGGAGGCCAGGCCTCCCCTTTGTTTTTTATCTGATCTCTTGAGGTTTTTTAATTGATTCAAAGCGGGCCTCAATCTCCCCCTCCTCAGTGGTGATGTTTCCATCACCTGCAAAATATGCCTCAGCAAAAGAGATGACCTTGCCATTGGCAAGCTCCAATGTGATTGTGGCATCCTCTGTCCTCAGCAAAGCCTCAACAGAAAGATCACCACGGTCAGTGATTGTCCCCTCAACAAAGCCAACTTGAGGAGTGACTTTAAAGCCATGGACACCATCCATGCCAACCACTGCCTCTTTTTTGTCCTCTCCTAAATTATAAGACCAGGACCCTTTGACCTTGTATTGTTGACCATCAACTTTCAAAAAAATAATTCCACCAACTCGATTCATGATGCCCCTCCTTTAAAGTAAAAATTTGATCTGAGTGCCCATGACTCTCAGTTGGTTGATAACATCAGGCTGCATCAAAAAATCCAACCTATTCACGTCAGAGCTGTTGCGCTCCACAATCAGTGACTCTTTGAATTGGTCAACACCTTCAACCAATCCATCAAGCTCCCATTGCTCAAATTTAAAAATGGCCTCAGCCTTTCCAAGTCCAGGAGTCATGATCTTTTGTCCTGTTGAAAATCGAGTCCCATCATTGGCAAGCTTGTGCTTTGGATATTTTCCAAGCATATAGTTGCGCCAATCAAATCGGAGAAAGGAAAGAGTCAGCAAAGTGTTGAGGTCCAAATAGGACACATCATCAGCACCAGCCTCACTTGTCTGATAGGTGGTGATGACTCTTTCAATGATGACCTTGTCTCCACTTGTTTTATAAGTGGCAATGCCATTGAAAAGCAAAGTGTTGCGATCAACAACAGGCCGGCGCTCAGACTCCTCTGGTGCCAAGATCCCTGTCTCTGAATTTTGGAAAGGACTTGCAGGATCAATCTCACCCTCAGCAACTACTTTGCCAGCAATTTTTGAGATCTGACTTGCTCCATGCTCTGGCCCTCTCACATCCACAAAAATTGTAAATTGAGAATTGAGTGCAGATCCAACAGTCACTTGAGATCCAAGATCTCCTCTTGAGCTGTAGAAAAAATAGCCATCATTTTGCAGCAATGGTCCAAAGCGTGAGGTCATCTCTGCCTCAAGCAAGATGCGATTGGCAGAGTCAGCAAAGGCTGAGATCCCAATGATGTATTGCTTGTCATCAATGGCAGCAATTGCTGCAGTCAGATCTGGATTAGTTGCACCAGCGGCCATTGGCGTGATTGCAACTGCAAGGCCCTCAGGGAGAGCATCATCACTATTATAATTGAAACGGAGATCAATCTCATTGCCAGAGAGACCATCATTTTTTGCAGTAAAATCCAAAGTCTCTGGAGAGACATTGATCACTGATGTGATCATGATGTCTGCATTGGCAGCAAGGGCAATCTCATCATTGAGATCTGAGGCAATGGATGCCAAAGACTGACCTGATGCAACTGCAATCTGGATCTTTTTTCCAGCAGCATAAAAGCTCAGTGTCCCAGCTTTTGTGACTGCACCTGAAAAGGTAACATCACCAGCAGCAGCAACACCAGCGCCATTGTCATCAACAGGCAGGCACCAAAGCTCTTGGAAAGTGTTGGCCTTTTTAAAAGAGTCAACCATGTTGGCCAGGAGTGATCCTTGACCAAAGAGAGTCTTGGCCTGCTCAAAACTTGAGACAAGCACGGCCACATTGGCAGTGGCAGTCCCAGCAGCAACTTTTGGACCAATCATCAAAGCTCTATATGGCTGATTGACTGGACCTTGGATTGCACCTTTGTTGTCAAACTCTGCATAGAGAAAGGGCACTCTGATTGCACTTGGTACTTGGTTAAAAGGGACTGTCATGACTCACCTCCATCATTTTCCTTTTCGGTTTTTGATTTTGCTTTTGCTTTTGGTTTTTTCTTTTCTGCCTTGGCCAGCTCAATTGATCCCTCTTTCAAGCGCCTCATCCAATATGGATCTGCAGGCACCTCAGAGACTTTGTCTCCTGGGAGAAAGCGATTGGACATAGGTCTTGGCACTTTTAGGCCGGCCTTTGGTCTCACCTTTAAAATTTTGTGTGGCATTATTGCTCTCCTTTATTGATCAAGAGTGATGGTGTCTTGAGCATCATCACTCTGCTGTCCATTCACTTTATAGGTTGATTTTATTCTCTTGAGGCCAGGACCGTCAAAGACTCGGCTCTCATCAGTTGTATAGTTGAAATTGTAGTCCAGTTGGACTTTGCCAATTGGGGACTCACCATCTCCCTCAGTATCATAGGCAACATTGGTGAGATCATAGTCATTGACCATTTTGAAAAGGTCATCACTCTGGATGGATCTTTCCATCACATCCTCAACCAATTGGGAGAGATCATCCATCTCATCAGCAAGTTGCTCATCAGTGTCATGCGTGGTGATGATCTCAAGGGAGATGCCAAAATCTCTCTCATAACTTTTTGGGGACTCATCAAAGCGATCAACTGACTCCCCTTTGGTGTAGACTAAAATTAGGGGGAGATTCTCATGCTGAGAACCAACTGACCTGGCAGAAAAGATGTCATCTCCAATTTTGTTGATCTTGGCCCCTTTCAGGACTTCAATCACTTTTTTTCTTAAAGACTTTCTGTCCATGACTGACCTTGTGCAAGTGCAGAGAGGCTCCCCCTTGGCCATCCTCTCTGACCTCAACTATTTTAAAGTTGAGATTTCTGATTTTTATTTGATCACCAACCTTTGGATGGATCTCAAGATTGTGCAGGTTGATCCCTATTCTTGGCTGATTGCTGATGACAGTCTGCTCAGTGTCTGGATCAATTATTTCAAACTCATTGTCAAAGATTCCTTTGAGTGAGTAGCGGCCACCTTTTTTTGGCAGCAGAGTGACATCCTCACCAAAGGCTTTGGTGGCAGTTTTCAAAATCTTGTCAACTCTGTTGCGAAAATCTGTCATAAAAATCAAGGGACCTCAAAAAGAGATCCCTTGCCTCATACTTTTTTTGTCTTAGTAGCTCATTGGGCCAGGTTGATTGTTGACAAGGATCTGGACGGTGGCATCAGCAGCAAGTGCTGCGACAAAGACAGTCCCAATGTCAAAATCTTTTGTGGCATCAGCAGAGTCAACAACATTGGCGTTGCCCTCATCATAACCGACTGCCTCAAAGCTTGCCATGGCAGTGGCTGCCTCTTTAGCAAAAGAGTGCACACCGCTTGTGGCGTATTCACCAGACTCATTGGCATCATAGGCACCACAAGCAACACCAACTTTGCCATTGCCCATGTCAATTGGTTGACCAGATACAACTGCACTTGTGTGAGCAAAGGTGGCCACATGGCCAGACTTAATTGCATTTTTCATTTTTTTCTCCTATTGGGGCCACTCTCTAAAGAGTGACCCAAAAAAGTTGTTGGTTAAGGATTACGCTCCCACATTTTTGCTCAGACCTCTAAAGTCCAGAGCTTTCACTCCAAACACATAGCGGATCTTGGTCTCCATACCGTCAACGGCAAAGCCCTCTCTGGTGGAGATCTCAGGACCGCGGCCCTCAAGACGTGCAAGCTCAACCATTTCAATGGCTCCCTTGGCTGCTGCTTGATACCAAGAGAGTGCAGAGTCAGCATCAAGCCTTGGCTCAACAATAACCTGGAGCTGAGAGCTGAAAGGATTGACATCAGATTCTTTCTCAGGAGAGACATCTCTGGTTAATTGCTTGGCCTTAACCTCAAGAGATGTTGGAACCATCAAAAGACTTGGTGTCAGATTCAAGATCCCACCATCAAGCTCAGTTTGCAGGCGCATTTTTGACTGCTGCACACCGAGTGAGGTCACACTCAAGGCAGTACCTGGACCAGTTACCAAGTTGTTATGGTCAGCATGGAAAAGAGTCTTTCCATCCTCAAGCATTACTGGATTGCCAGTGATGATTGCCCATACCAAGTCACCCTCTTTGATCCTGGCCTTGCGTCCAAGATTGGCAGGGATGCGAGTGAAAGCGCCAAGGTCATCATTGAGCAATAGCTCCCATGTGAGACCGATGATGCGGCCAAATTTTTCAACCTTGTATTTTTCGGCACTCTCTGAGAGTGTCCCTTTTTGATATTCCCCATGCTCATTGACTGGCAAGAGACCTGACCCATGACCCAACTGAGTTGAGCTGATGTCTTTAAAGTCCTTGATGTCATTTCGCTCACTGGTAAAAGGCATGTGAGTCTGAGGTGCCTCTTGATAGGCAGCTCTGATGCTTTTGTTGGAAAGATCCTCAAGCACAAGACCAAAATCTGATGAGTGATGCAAGGCTCTTTTGCAGAGATCAGATCCATGGAGTCCACGGACATTGACACCCTCTGACTGCAAAAACTCTCTGGCAGAGTCTTGGAGACTGCCACCAAGAAAGGCATTGTCACCAGTCTCAAGCTTATTGTTGACTGGATCTTGACGGTGAGCAAGTGCTCTCACACAAGCTGCACGTCTTTTTTCTGTATGCTCCACACTGACCTCCACTGTGATGCTGTTAGTAGGATTTTTCTTGTTACGTTCGGCCAACATTGTGATGACTTCTTTTCGAGCCGCCTCAATGGTGACATCATCATTGATCATTTTTTCTGAGATCTCTCTTTCAAGACCAACAGAGTTGACCAATTTTGTGATCTCAGTGCTGCGAGTTTTTTCTGCAGCAGCAGCCTCAGATCTCACTTTGTCAGTGTCAAGCTCTGGCTCAACCACTGGCTCAACTTTTGGCTCAACCACTGGCTCCACAATTGGATCAGTATTCCGAGCAGCAGCCACAAGCTCAATGGCCTCTGTCTGACAGTCCTCAAAAGTTTTTTCCGAGTCGATCATTTTTCGAGCAATTGTCTCATCAAGGCCAAGATCTGTGACCAGCTTTTCAATTGCAGCTTTCCTTTGTTCTTTTGTCATTTCTTTCTCCTTTGAAAAGACATCACACTCATAGTGTTGGTTTTTATTTTCCTGGGCAGCACTCCTGACCTGTGAGTCTTGATCTGCTGGAATATTAACAAGTGATAACTCCATTGGTGTCCAATCGACTGCACGAAAAGTTGGGATCTCATCTCTCTTTTTTGAGACATCCTCAAATTTTTCCACTCGATAACCGACTGAGACATTTTTGATCACACCATCTCTCACATCTTGGACAATGCCTTTGATCTCATCTCTGCTGGAAAATTGGACAATAGCTCTGCCCTCTCCTTTTGAGATCCAGGCCTTTCTGACAACACCAATGTTGTCACCAAGTGTGCGGCTCTCATGGTTATTCAAGAGAGGTGCTCCTAAATTTAAACGCTCAAGATTGACGTGATCTTTTTTCAGGGAAAGCTCCTCAAAATATTCTCCCTCAAAGAAAGAAAACCTTTTAACTTTCTGACCTGTTGTCCACACAAGCTCTGCAGTCAGATCATCCTCATTAAAGGTGTCTGACCTAAACTGACCATAAAAATTTTGGTTTTGTGGCAGTTTAAATTTTCTTTTTTTATTCTTCAATTGGTGCTCCTACTTGCAGGCCACCTGCCTGATTGGTTTTCCTGGGATCAGTGTCAAAAATAAACTCATTAGAGTCAATGGAGTCATTGTCTTTTTTGATTCTCTCATCAACATCTTTGACATCTTTGCCAAGGGCAGCGATCTCCTCAGTCCTGGATGACAATCCAGCTCTGATTGCTTTGATTGATGCTCCAAATTCTTTGGCAGGATCAATCATCTCTCTCTTTGGTGAGACATGTGTGAAAGTCATTCCATCAGTTGGGATGCCTCTCAATGATTGCATCAAAATAAAATCTTGCTCAACTTTTTTGAGAAAGTTTTGGATGATGATTTTCTCTCTCCATGCATCTATATTGCGGCCCATTTCAATCCAGCCCATTCGAGCGCTTGAAAAATTGACCTCAGAGAGATCTCCAGTGAGTGCCTCATAGGAGACACCAAGACCTGCAGCAACTGACTTGAGTTGCTGTGATGTAAATTCTTTATAATTAGTTGGATCAGGGGGATTGGCAAACTCCACATCTTTCCCTGGTGGCAAGTGCTCAATCATTGCTGGTGTCATTCTCTCACCAAGCTCCTCACTTTCCTCATCATCATTCACACACTCTGCAGAGAGATCTCTGACAAAGGCCACAAAAAGTGCTGAGACTTTTTGCCTCATGAGGACAGCATCCTCAAAGTCAGAAAAATCTCTCAATCGGATCATTACAGGGGCAAGCCATGGGACTCCTCTGACTTGGCCTGGCCTCTCTTGCCTGAAAAGGTGATAGACCTCCTGAGCAGGAATGAGATTGGATGATGATGTGAAGTTGGCCAGGGAGGCGTTGACTCCTCCTGGATGTGTTGAGTGCAAGTGATAACCAATGCGCCGGCCATTAGAGTCAAACTCGATCCCCTGTAAGATCAAATTACCTCCCTCCTGGATACCATCCAATTGGGAGTCATTTAAAAAATCACTTTCTAATATTTGATAGCTGATCGGAAATTTTGAGTCAGTGATGCGCCTCCTGGCCATAACCTCACCAGACTCAACCACTGCATCCATCAAGATGCCCTGGAGGCCAAAGAGATTGGATCTCTCCTCAAAATCAAAGAGAGCAGACTCAGTCCACTCTTTCCAGTCTTTCTCATTTTGTTTATTTGGTGTTGGATCATTTTGGATGATGGTCTTGATCCCTTTGCCAATCACATTGTTGGTGATCAGCTCCACACCTTTTTTTGCATGTGAGTTATTACGCCTCAGATCCCTGGACCTTTCCCTCAAGATTGGGAGAGCAGGTCTGATCTGTGCAGCAGCATCACCACCACCAGGCCGCCAGTGCTTGGTGCGCCGGCCTCTTGATCCACCTTCAAAGCCTCTTTTTTTTGGTTTTTGTTTTGGAAAGTTTTTCAGCCAACTCATCAATTGAGATCCTTGTCATGCTCGGCCTCAATCCTGGCACCACCAAAGAGACCTTTCTTTTTGCTGGTGCATTTGGTGAGATCTTTTTGCATCATTGATTTAATTTTGAGCATCTCATCCAAAGACCTATACTTGATCCGCTTGTCAGAGTATTGGACCTCAAGAGCGCCCTCAGCAATGGCATCACATAGCGCTTGATATTGTGCTTGTGAAAAGCCTGAGCTGGATTTTTGCGCCATTTATGATCACCAATAGTCTGATTGTGGAGAGCGCTTTTTGCGCTTTGTTTTCTTGTCCTGCTTTCCATTCTCTTTGGAGTGCAACTTTGGCGCAACTTTTATCTGACCCTCAAGCTTTTGCCATTGTGACTCATTCAGTCGATCAATCCCAATAATGTGTGAGAGTGCTCTGCCGTAGACATGGAGGTCTAGGATCTCATTTCGCTCCCTGACCTTGATCCACTCGATCACTGCAAAGCCTTTCTTGTTTTTTGTGATGCGCCTCTCCTCAGCAGTGAGCTGCAGAAAAAAGTCCTGGTCAAATTGTGGAAAGTGGATAAATCCTTTGGGATAGTCCTCAATCAGATCCTCTGGAGGATCTTTTTGAAGGTCCCCATATAGCTCTGATTTTATCATGTCAGTGGAGACTCCCCAAAGCTTGACTCCCTTTTTTATTCTCTTTCCATTTTCCAATTTGACTGAGACTGCTTTGGGAGTCCCAACCATTGTGCTGAGAGATGGCTGACCTTTAATTGGGATCACTTGTCTGCTGGAATATTTTTCACAAAAATTATAGACGTGACTGGTCTGAAAGCCTGAGTCAACTCCCACCATCCTGATCCCCATGTCAAAGCCATCAACATGTGAAAAGGTTGAGCTGATATAAAGGCCAAGGTCATCCCATGTCTCTTGCTCTGTTGGCTTTCCAGTGATCACCTTGTGCTCAATATCCCAACACTCACGGCCCCTGCCCCAACCTTGGACCAAAGCCTCAAGCCTGTCATCCTGGACATCAACAGAGCAAGTGAGAAAGACCACACCTCTTGGCACTGTCCCAATATTGTAAAGCTCACGTCTTGAATAAAGTTGATCATGCGCTGGCTTTTCTCCTTTCACTTCAAAGGTCTCACCAAGCACGGTGTTGACAAAGGCCTGCAATTTAGTTTGATCACCTTGAGCGTTGACCCAATCTTGTGCGATCTCTTTCCAAGAGTACCATCCCAATGGACTATAAAGAGCATTGATGTGAAAGCCTGGGATCTCGCTTTTTGGATTGTGCTTGATCCACTTTCCTTTGATCAGCATTTTTGTCTTGTGGTGCTCTGGGATCTCCTCTCCACAATGCTCACAAAAATAGGAGCACTCTGTGACAACTTCCTCACCATTGTCATCTTGATTGGTATTGTATTGAATATTTTTCCAATTGAGGATCTGTCTTTTTTTACAGTGAGGACATGGCACATAAAAATATCTTTGGTCACTGGCATTGAACTCTTTTGCAATTTTGGATCTGCCTTTCACTGTTGGTGTGGAGCAAAGAAAAGCTTTTCTCCTTGAGTAAGTCCTGGACCTGGCCATGACCAAAGCAATTGGATCTCCCTCATTTTCCACATCATCGGGAAAGCGATCCACCTCATCCAAGAAAAGATATTTGGCAGGCACTGAGCAGAGACCACTTGCAGAGTTGGCACCAGTTAAAATCAGGGCACCACCATCAAAGTCTTTAAATAGTGCAGTATTTTTTTGATCTTTATTTTTTCCAGCAGAGACTTTATCACTCAAGACTGGTGTGCTTTTTAAAAGAGGATCAATCCTCAGCTTTGAGTTTTTTTTAACATCAGGCAGAGCTGGCCAGACAATCATTGTGGTGGCTGGATCATAGTCTATAATGTAGCCAAGCCAATTGAGTCCCAACTCTGTTGCTCCAATCTGAGCACTCTTTTGCCAGACAACTTTTTTTGCAGGATTCATGTGAGACAAGCAATCAGCAATCTCTCTGATGTAGGGAGTCCGATCAGTCCGATAGGGGCCAGGCTCTGATGCAGTTTTTGATGTCAACATCCTAAACTTGTCGGCCCACTGAGAGACTGTCAGGATCTGCTTTGGCTCAAAGCCTGCTTGGAAAGATTCAAAGAAAAGATTGCCACCATTGATCATGATTCAAAGAGCTCATTTACTAGGGGAAAGCTTAGAAAAATATAGGCCATCACTCCTCACTCTCCTCTTGGCTCTGGAAAAAAGACCAATTGCCTCTTGAAATATTTTCACAAGCTTGGTGGATCTCAGTCATCAAAATTTTATGGACTTGGTTGATGTCACTCTCTGCTGCAAGCAGTGGTGAGAGCTTGTCTGGTATTGTGAAAAGGGCATCCCTGGTGATCCTGGCCACATCCTTGGCAGCTCTTTGGACCTCATCAACTTTGCAAAGCTTGCCAACTCTCTCCTCATATTTCAATTGCTCATTTTTGGCTGCAAAGCTTTCCTTGAAAGCTCTGGCTTTGGAGTAGTCAGCACCTTTGGTCATGGTCTCTGAGTTTTTATTGTTGGTGATTGTGTTTTGAGACCAGAGCTTGTCTGCAGTTTTATAATTTATTTTTTTATTTTTGCCCTTGGTGACAATGGCTGCTGTCAACTTATCTTTTTTGATGGCATCCTGGACAGCAGCAAGTGAGACACCACGATGCCTTGCATACTCTCTGAGTCCCATCAAATTTTTTTTATTTTGCGCCACTCTGCCCCCATCATGACCAGTCACAATTGTCACTTATTTGACTGAGTGCTGTCAATTTTTTGGATTGATTCATTGCAGTCTGCAATTTTTTAAAAAAAATTTATAAAAAAAAATTATTTTTTCTGCAGTCCACCACCAAGTGGATTAGGTGACAAGTGTCTAAAATAGTTAAAAAAATGACCAAAAGCGGGGGCCGAGCGACCCGCTTGTGTATTTTTATAGGAAGGACCCAAATTTTTTGAGCGCCCTTGTGAAAATTTTTTAAGCTGTTATCATTCCAATAACTATGGATAGCGTCAAACCAATTGAGATCTGCAAAAAAGAAAATCCAATTGAAATGATGCGGCCTGGGATGGACATCAAATCCATTAGGCCGCATCATAAAAATATTACCGCCCCTTAATATAATTTAATTAATGATCAAAGCAAAGCCTTTTTGTCTGCACCTTGAGCTTGGAATAATCATAGGACAGAGCACACTGATGGAATAGTGAGGGAAGTGACTGCCCTGGATGCACACACACAATGCAATCAGTCCATGGATATTAGAAAGACCATTGTAGTAGTAGGCCAGGATGGCTGAGGGGGATGAGTCAGAGTGTCCATGTAAAAGGTCCCACCATAGGGGCCAACCTTTTGAAAGAGTTTTGTTGTCATAGGCCAGCAACTTAGGGACGGGAAATACCTAATCAATCCGATCACCGTCCAAAGCCCAATCAATTGGATCTCTCAAGATGTCTCTTGTGTGCCCTGTCTGGTAGGTAGGTGATGGCCTTGCTGTGCACAATTTTCTTTTTTTGATTTTTTTCTGTTGTCTGAAAGGCTTTTCAGTTAAGCTTTTTATAAGTTGTCTTTCAAGCGACCCAAAGCATCCCCTCCCCTTGTCCCGTATAGGCTAGAAAGCAAGAGAGTGAGGGGATTTTTTTTGATCTTGAAAATCTCTTTATTTTTACTTATATTCAAATTACCACAATTTTATTTTAAGGGCCTTGAAGCACGTTGAAGGTTAAACTGCTCAAGGCTTTTTTTTTGGCATTGCCATCTCCCTTTTAAAAGGGGCCAGCTTTCACTGGCCCCAAAGTCCTCCAGTCTGACAGATAGGCTGATGAGATCCCATAGGCAGCCAGTCCTCAATCATCTCAATTGACCAATTGCCTGGAGTGCTTTCTTTTCTCCATGACCTTACTGATTGGGGACCAGTATCTCAATTGGATTGAAATTATTTCAGAGTTTTTTGAGAGGTGCTGAGTTGACCTTTCCAGTGAGCTTGTCCAACCTAAACTGCATCTCTCCTGGAAAGCGCTGGTCAAAAGTCCTTTGCATTTTTTTCTGGAGAGCCTTGATCATGTTGGGCCTAAAAACAATCTCAGTGATTGAGGGGCCTGCTTGGCGCTTGAGACCTTTGCCCCCTCTTTTAAAGACTTGCTTTGAGTGGACCTTGCCAATAAAAGCGCCTTTTAAAATCACTTTTTTCCCTGGCCTGATCTCTGCTTTGAGTTTTTTTCTTTTTTTGACCTTGATGCCCTTTTGCTCAATGATGTTTTTCGATCCAGAGACAAAAGAGAGCAATGGGATTGGCTTGCCAGCAAAAAGGATCTCTCCAAAGAGAGTGTCAAGATGACCACCTCTTGCTTTTTTGATGTGATGTGCTTTTTTGACATCAGTTGCTGAGAGACCACTTTTTTTGACTCTATATTGGCGCTTAATCAATTTGATTGAGAGCTTTCTGGTGGCAATGAGTGATCTGTTGATGGTACTTCTTGCCGCTTGAGTTGCGGCCTTGTTTTTTATATCATCAAGCCAGATCTCAAGGTCATTAAAATTGTGCTCTAAATTTATATCAAGTGCCATAAAGGTATTATAAGGGGACAACAGAAACAAGACCAGCACTCCCTCCATGGATTGCTGATCTTTGGAGACAATAAATCAGTGGCACACGTTCCACTTGACTCACTTATTTAATTTTAATCCTGGGACTGATACGATCCAATATAATTTTTCTTTCTTTGTCTTGCAGAGCGATAAACACCAAAGGCATTGTCAATCAACCTCAATTGGATTGGGGAGAGATTGAGATCCTTAAAGCACTCCATGGATGGCTCAATCATCTCCACACCAATCATGTTGAAAATCTCATCAGGTTTTGCATTTTGCAGCCACCTCAATTTGAGAAAGTGACTGATCAGAGCTTTTGTCATAGGTTTATTATAAACCAAAAACAAAGGGGATCATTTTGGAGAATTTTTTAACGAGATTGGTCAATTGGCTTGCTAACTGCATCAACTCACTCACTGCTAAAATTAATGCTTTTAATAGCTCTAAAAAGGCTGTCTCAGAGCCGCCAAAAAAGAAAGCCAAGCCAATCATGCCACTTGGATCAGATCCGAGATCAGAGCGCTATTTTGAGGCCCTCTGGAGATCTCTCAAGCCAAGGCAGTCCAATGGCCTGGCCTATGTGTTGACCAGCATCAAAGGGAGGCGCAGTCAATATGAGGCAGTGAGCAGAGAGACTGGTGTTGATTGGGAGGTGATTGGATGTCTGCATCTCATGGAGGCTGCACTGGATGGATCAAGACAGATCCTCAATGGAGAGCCATGGGATCAAGTGACCCAATTAGTCCCAAAAGGATTAGGCCCATGGGAGTCCTGGACTGAGTCTGCAATTTTTGCAATTAAGAAAAAAGGACAGATTTTTTTTAATGCTGACATTCCAACGGTGCTTTTGGCTTTTGAGATATACAATGGCACTGGATATAAATCAAAAGGCATCCACTCACCTTATCTTTGGGCAGGCTCTCAGCATTACACCAAAGGAAAATACATCCAGGATGGTGTCTATGATCCAATGGCAGAAAGTCAGCAGATTGGTGTGGCAGTTATTTTAAAAGCTCTTGGATACGGTGCAAGCTCTTGATCCATTTTTTATCAACACCAAAAGACTCAATGAGGAGATTGCCAATGCACTCAGCAAGGCACTCCTCACTTTTGTCATCTAGCGAGTCACAAAGGCCGGCCCTATAAATAAAAGCATGTCCAAGCTCATGGGCAAGACACCTCATTTTATAGTCATCATTGGTGATTGATTTTCTGATGCTGATGATAAAAGTCTCATGACAAAAAAGACCATCATTGAGATCATCCTGGACCATGTCATCATCACTCACCTCAAAGACAACAACATCACGGCCCAAAATTGGGATCAGCAATCCATCCAGGTCAATCATCCATCATCTCCTTTGCAGTATAGACTCGATCATCAATCACTGCCCAATCATCAAAAGTAAAATGCACTTTGGGGATGGACTCATGAGTCTTGATGTTGATTGTCACCTCTAAAAATCCAGTATTCCAACCACTGGTCTCACCCAAATAGGATGCATCTTTGACATGCATCCCAGGAGTCTGAGTCCATGTCAGTTGCTTGGTGAGGTTAGTTGTTGGATCAATAAAAGCATAAGAGTCAATCTTGCCAGTGTGGTGATGTCCATTTGATCCAGAGAGGGACCTGAGCCGCTTGTCTGGTATATGTGAAAAAATAAAAGTATTAAAATAGACCCTATAGTTTTTTTTCGTTTCATTTTTAATGTCAGCCTTTGAGAAAGCGCCAAGGTCAAATTTTGAGGCCCAATTTATTTGGAACTCATCAAGACCAAAGATGTCTGCAAAAGAGATCCCCATCACATCAGACAATAGGACTCTCACATTGGGAGTGGCATCAGCAAGCAATCTCAAAAGTCTCAGCTCATGATTGCCGGCCAGGAGATCAATCTGAGCATCAGGGCACACCTCTCTCAGTGGCCTAAAGACTCTCTCTCTGACAAAAGCAAAGCGGCCCTTGATGTCCACCTCTCTCAAATCAATTGAGTATTTTCCAAACTCCAAAAGATCATAGATGTCACCATTGAGGACAATGACATCAGGCTGCTTGATCTTGCACTCTGCTATAAAAACAGAAAGCGAAAATTGGCAGCACTCTTTGTCATGCAGGTCACTCATGGCCATTATTTTTTTTATGTGATGCGGCCTCGATATTTTTTGATACTTATCCACATAGGGCAAGACCTCTCTGTCAAAAAAAGATCTGTAATGATCAACACTGGCCTCTTTTGCAATTGCTCTCTCAAGAGCTGCCTGTTGCCTGGAAAGCTCAAGACCTGCCTGTCTCCTAAACTCTTGGAAGGTCCCAAAAAATTGCTCCCAGGTTGAGTCAGAGAGCTTGCCATTGTGTCGGTAAAAGTTGCGAGTGATGTGCTTGCCCCAATTAGATTTTTGGAGATCTCTCAAGTCATCAATGCAGTCATCAGCAGTGGCATTGGGATCAAAGCTTTTCTCATGCTCTGAGAGGAGTGCTCTTTGATTGGAGGTCAGACTTTTGACATAGGCAGCACCTGCCTCTTTTTTAAAATCTTTCCATGATCCAAAGTGTTTGGTGAGCTGCCCCCTGGTGGTGGCTGCATACTTCAAAAAGTCATCCCTCATGATTTTGCAATTGGGATCTTGTTTTGACTCTTTCAGTGAAACATAGGCACCAATGAGATCTTTCTTTGAGGTCATGAGTCAATTATAAACCAAGTGCAATTTTTGATTGGGAGTGCCTGAGTGTTTTTGTTTTTAGAAAAGAAAAGGGAGAGCAAAAGCTCTCCCCTTAGTTGACCCAATTACTTTGGAGGTGCTTGGATCAACTCTCACCAATTACTTTAATCGGGCAACAGTGTCCTGATTGGTTTTTGTTTTTAAAATTCTTTTTATGTGATCCCACTTTTCAGGATCAACTCTTGCTTGGATTTTTATCATGTGAGCCTCCTGATTAATATCCATTAGAGATGCAGTGTCCATTTTTAAAGTCATACTCTTTGAGATCCTCAAGACTCCAGTCTTTGAAAGTCTCAAGCGCCTCTCTCAGCTCTCCAAAAAGATCTTTGGTGCCACCAAGAGCGTATGAGTTGGCCTCACCTTTTGCGGCCTGGATTGGTGCCCATTTTTTCAATTTTCTTTTCTCATGTCTTGCCCAATCAATAAAAGAGGCACGGTCATCAAGCCACATCAACACAAGAGTCTGCTTGGTGATGTTAGGACACATCTTGCACATTGATGGACCACAAGCTCCCCATGGAGTTGTCTCCATGTAAGAGATACACTCAAGACGGTCCATTGATAAAACATCAACCAAAGGGAAAGTCTTTTCGATTGACTGCCACCACTTTTGCTTTCCTGCTTTGGCAGCTTTTTTGACTCTGCTCTCCTCACCTTTTGCAAAGCCAATCATCATCTCAATTTTTCCAAATTGTTTTGCATAGGCCTGGATGTTTTGCTTTCCATGGTCTTTGATTTTTTCTCCCATCAACTCAGCACAAAAAGAGTTGAGCCATCTATAGATTGGCTTGATCTTGAGATTGTCAGTGCAGCTTTTATTGCGTCTAATTGCAAGATTGTGATTGCGTAAATACTGAGCGGCCAGGGCAGCCCAACTCTCAGAGTGAAAGCCAGTGGTGATATGATCAACAGATCTCCCATTTTTTTTATGCATCTCAATTGTCCAAGCTGATGCCAAGTGGATGCACTTGATGCCATAGGCATTGCAAAGATCTTTGATCCTCCACATGTGGTCATAGGTGGCGGCTCTCTCATCTCCAGTGTCAGCAAAAACCAACACCAAATTTCTGCCATTAAGTTTTGCAGATCTGAAAGCTGGATCAAGTAGGAATCTATAGAAAATTGTTGTTGAGTCCTGGCCAGCTCCAAAAGAGAGGACCAAAAGGCCGAGTCTTGTAATGTTGAAAATTAAGTCAGTCATGTTGCACCTCCAAAGTACTCCCTAAGTATAGGCCAGGATAAAAAACCATTAAAAAATAGGGAGTTGGAGAGGCAAAAAGGCCCCCAATCAGGCCATCTCTGCCATCAATTAGTGGCAGCACCTCTCAAGTGGTGCTTTCTGACCATATAAGTGGCAAAGTGCTCTCCCTGGTAAAAAATTGAGAGGGGCAATTGGACAGCTCTCTGATAGGTGCCTGCGCTGGTGTAGCCATCAAAATCAACATCAGTCCTCACTGAGACATAGGCAATGCCATTGTGCAAAAGGAGATCTTGGATCTGTTGGATGACCTCACTCTCATAGGAGGGAGGCAAGACATAGAGGACATAGTTGCAAGTGATGGTGTCGAAAAATCCCAATGGTTTTGTTGGCCACCAATTGGGATCATATTTTTCCAGGCCCAATCTTTCTGCATCCTGGCCGCGGCCACATCCAAAGTCTAAACATTGACCAAAGAGCAGTCCTCTCTCATTCAAAAGCTGCATTGGTGTGCTGAGTTTTTTTCTATTGAGCGCTGTCTTTTTTGCTCTCTCGATTGCTGGTGTGATCAATTTTTTTCTCCTGGTGTTGCCCCTGCAATTTTCCATCAGAAAAGATGACTGAAAAATTGACCATCATGACTGTGCAGATACAAGCAAGAGTGATTGGTCTCAAAAGATTTTGCCCTTGCTCTTTTATAAAAGCATCCAATTGACCATATAAAAATATAAGATTGAAAGCAAGCCAAACAATATGGATCATCACCAGCTCCTCTGGTGCGATCTCACTCATCAAGATCACCAGGGGACAGAGTCACTGCTTGGACAATATGCAAGTAAGTCCGATAGGCAGAGAGAAAATCTTTGGTGGCCTGGCCGTGCAAGACAAAAGAGTCTGGCACTCCTGAGACATGGATCTCAATTGATGGACAATTTGACTTTTGTGCTCTGACTGCCAAGACATTTTCAAAAGGGATCACGTCAAAGTCATGGTCATAGGCAATGGCCAGGATTGGCTCATCCTCTTTTTGCTTTGGCATTGTTTTTTTTTCTGTTGTCATCCTTGTGCCCTCCCATAGTTGGCGATCAAGGCCGCATCAATGCAGCCATCATGAGGGACCTTGCATCCCTTTAAAATAAAATTAAAGCCAGGAAAAATCCTCTCAGCAGAGTTGAGAGATGTTGCCTTGGTGTCAGTGTCGGATTGCTTGATCCTTTTGTTGGGATTTTCTCTGACAACAATGTCCTCATTGATCCAAGTGATCTCTTGCCAGGCCTTTGGCATGATCTCTCTGAAAGGGACACCAAGAGCAGTGATGACTCCATGGAGTTGACCTGCACCATAGGCAATCTTGAGATTGTTTTGGAGACTGATCCCATAAAGAGGGATTGATTTTTCCAGCCAGACATGAGGATCATCATAGGCGCTTAAAATATTCACAAGAGCAAGAGTGTCAATTGACTCCTGGTCCCTATATTGTCCTTTTGACTTTCCCTTGGTGTGCTTAAAAGCAGTGGTCTTGGTGAGTGTTGGCATCTTATAAACTTTTAAAAGTTTATCATTTTCAAAGATGGCAATCCCTCCCTTGAGTCCAGGATCAATCCCAATTATTGTGCTCACTCCATTGCCTCTTGAGCATCAGAGTGCCCTCCTTTGAGTGCATAAAAACAACAACACAAAAGAAAAGATAAAATATAAAACAGGACCCAAATTGGAGCCACTGCATAAGCTGCTTTTTTCATTTTCTCACCTGCCTCATTATTTTTTTATTGATCCCCTGTCTGATCAAAAGTTGTTGATACTGATCCAGTGTGGAGGCACAAGCAATGGTCTGAGCCATTGCCTCCATTGCCTGGTGTCTCATCTCTTGAGTCTCAATTGAGATCTCCCCAATCAAAGTGTCTCTTGCACTCACTCTCACCTCCTGGATCACAATCACCAGGAGCATCAAAAGAAAAATCAAGAGTGACCAACCACGGCCCGTCACTGGACACCTTTGGACTCAAGCACGTCAATTGGTCTGAGTCTCCTTTTTGTTTTTGTGTTGCCCTTAAAGTTTTTAAGTGCGAAAAGCAGCGCCTCTGTCTGATTCATTAGGTCTTGCTCTCTGATGATCCCATCAAGTTTTGAGTCAATGTCCATTGCCTCTTTGCCAGTGCAGGCAAAAATCATTTTGGTGGCATCAGTGGATGATCTTTTTGTCTTTGGTTTTTTTTCTTTTGGCTCTGGCTCATCATCCTCTGACAACAGATCCTCAATCTCATCCAACTCAAAGCCTGGGAGATCCATGGCCAGGCCTGCATCAAGCTCAGAGAGATCAAGCACAAGATCCTTGAGGAGATCCTCATCCCAATCAGAAAGCTCTGAGGTCTTATTGTCTGCAATGTTGTAGCTTATAAATTGGGCCTCAGACATCTCTTTGACCAGGACAGGGATTTTTTTGAGTCCCAAAGCTTTTGCTGCAAGAGTCCTGGTGTGGCCAACACATATCCTGAAATTTTGATCAGTGACCACTGGCTGATTGAACCCATGGACATCAATTGATTTTGCCACTGCCTCCACTGCCCCCTCATTCACTCTGGGATTTTTATCATAGGGCACAAGCTTGCTTGGACTCATCATTTTAATTTTTGGATTTTTAATTTTTGGACTTTCTTTTTTTTCTTTTTTCATTTTTCTTTTTCCCCTTTTTTAATTTTAATTATTTTTAATTTTTTAGGCCGACCAAAGTCATCATCAAAAACGATTGGCACCAAGGTGCAGCCTAATCTTTCAATTGCTTGATAGTCAGGGCAATAGCAATTGGTGTATTGCAGCAGCCACCTGTCCTGGCCCTTCAAATAAATTGCCCCCCAAAGTTTAAGGCTGGCAAAAAGTCCAATGTTGACTCCCTGGACCCAATAGTCCATTGAGTCAGTCTCAACTTGATCCTCTTTCTCTCTCACTTTTGGTCATCCTTGATCTAATTAGTCTCTGCTCTCTCTCCCAATCATAACATCCATGGTCATTCAGTGTCTCAAAATAAAGGACCCGATCATCAGGATCTGCTTTCTTTTTGACCCATGAGATCAGCTCAAATTTGAAAAGAGAAAAGGCTTTCTGCTTGAGCACAATCATCTCAACTTTGCCTGGTGCTTTTCTGATGATCACTCCCAATCTCCATGGCACCAAGTCAATCACTGTCTCCAAATTTAGATTGAGACTATTTTGTTGGATCTGCATTTTTCTTGCCCTTCCTTTCAATTTTTCCAAGATAGTCCCTGGCCTTAAACATTTTATTGACCACCTTAAAAGGGCACACCACATCCCCAACATAGGACTCATGCTGCCACTTGAGTGCATACCATCCAGCAGCATCAGGATGGTGACGGTGCTTGGCGTTCCGCAAAAGGTTGACCTGATCATCATCAAGCGTAAATTTTTGAATTATATAAAAATACTCTGTGACCATTGGGAGATCTTTTGATCCCCTAATATCCTCTGGAGTTGAGACTCTGCCAAAGTTGTCAGTGACATGACTGCCTGAGTGAGCAGCATAAAAAATAGTGTGGCCAGTCTCTTTGGTGTAGTCCCTCAAAAACTCTGCAGATCTTTGTTGGCCAGTGAGACCATGAGTTGGATTGTAAAATCTTGAGGTGGTGATGTTGTCAATAAAAGTGATCTCAGCTCCTGACTCCTCAATCATTTGGTCAAAAAATTCAAAGAGTGCAGTCTGATTGTTTTTAATTTGGGGAGGGACATCTCTCTCCTCAATAAAAGTGACATTGCCCAGGACATCACTGTCCAGATAGGAGATCATCTCTTGATATTCACTGACAGTCTCCTCACTCAGCCAGATCAAGACCTTTGCTTGTGCAGCAGTCTCAGTGATGATGCACTTGAGGAGTGAGGACTTTCCAGATCCCATTGTCCCTTTCAAACCGTGCAAGCATCCTGGCCTGATCCCATTGTGGACCGATAAAAATTTATATCTGGACTTGATCCAATGGACATTTTTTCTGGTCTTGTGATCTTGGATGAGTTGTCTGCTGACAGGTTTTTTGAGCAAGGATCAATCCTCCAAAAGTTTTTTTGCATCATCAAAAGCATTGGCCATCTCATTTGGGACTGGACTTTTTGCTGAGTCAAGATAGTTGCCAAAGTGCTTGGCACTAAAAAGAGTTGATGGCTGGAGATATTTTCTCATGTCTGGATTGTCCAGCCAATCACTTGCCTTGTGATCAATTACTTTTTTAAAATCATCAAGTGTGTGGCTTTCTCTCATCCTGGCCTGGATTAATTTTTTATAATTGGCGCTGGTCTTTCCAAATTTTCTGCCAGCAATATTGTTGAGATGGTCAATCACTTTGTTGATCATCTCCTGGACTCCCTCAATCTGCTTGGTGCCTTTTTTTATTTTCTCACCAATGCAGAT